ATCCATTTATGGTTCGTTTCAAGGTTTTAGAAGAAAACCTAAGAGCTCAGTGGAAGATACTCCTCTACATGATCTTTTACTTAAATATGGCTATTCTAAGAAATATACTAAACCTGAGATGAATGGTTATGTTCCTTTCAGAATAGCCGCATTAGATATGGTAAATCCAGTTACTAGTTTTGATACAGAAATTTTAGAGAAATGTAAAAAATCATTCTTTTTAGATATTATGGAAGATCTTGATATTAATTTTATTAAAGAACATGTTCATCCGTATGATTTACATACAGCTATTAATGGTCAACCAGGTGTTGCTTATGTGGATAGACTTAAAACAGCTACTTCTGCTGGTAATCCATGGAAATGTAAGAAAACTAAATTTTTAATTCCTATAGAGGATACTCACGATTATATTTTATCAGATGAAATTGAGAATCGTGTTGTGAATATTTTGGAGAAATATAAGCAAGGTATTCGATATCATCCAGTATTTTGTGCCCATTTGAAAGATGAAGCTGTAACTTTTGCGAAAGCAAAGGTTGGTAAAACTCGAGTTTTCACAGGAGCGCCTATGGATTGGTCCATAGTTAATAGAATGTATTATCTTTCATTAATACGTCTCATACAAAATAATAAATTTGCTTTTGAAACTGGTGTTGGTACTGTAGCACAGTCTAAGGAATGGCATGGTATTTTAAATTATCTTATGGATAATAAAACATTTAGTGATACTCAATATACAAATGAATTTTTGTTAGATAGATTTATTGCAGGAGATTATAAAGCTTTTGATAAACGTATGAGTCCAATATTCATTTTAAAAGCTTTTGAAATCTTGATTGATATTTGTATCATATCGGGAAATTATACTGATGTAGAAATTAAAATATTGTGGGGTTTAGCATATGATACTGCTTTCCCAACTGTTGATTTTAATGGAGATTTGGTACAATTTTATGGATCAAATCCTTCGGGACATCCTTTAACTGTTATAATTAATAGTTTAGTGAATAGTTTATATATACGTTATGCATATTATAATTTAAATCCAAGGAAAGAGTTAAAATCTTTCAAAAGAAATATTAGATTAATAACTTATGGTGATGATAATGTTATGACATCGAAATTAAATTGGTTTAATCATACAGCTATTAGTGATTGTTTGAGCATAATTGGTGTTACATATACTATGGCCGATAAAGAGGCCATTAGCCGACCTTTTATACATTTAAGTGAGGTTTCTTTTCTTAAAAGAAAATGGGAATGGAATAATGATTTGAAGACATATATGGCTCCATTAGAACATGATTCAATTGAAAAAATGTTAATGACATGGACAAGATCTAAAATTTCTGAAGAGAATCAAATGATGGATATCATTAAAAGTGCTGTTAGTGAATATTTCTTTTATGGTAAGAATGTTTATAATCGTAAAGTCGCAATGTTGAAAGATATTGTAGCTCAAAAACAATGGAATTATTTAATAGTTCCATCAACTTTTCCTTCATGGAAAGAAATGAAAAATAGATTCAAAAATAGTTCAGAAAAAATTGGATTCCAATGTAATTATGACCTAGATTGCGATGCTGATGATGATACTTATGATTTCATCAATGAATTAAATTTTGAATAATTTAAATCTATTTTATATTATTGGGCATTGATTCATGTCCTTTTAAAACCAAAAGATCAATTTTACTATAGTTACTGCTTTAAATAGAATTAACACTTTATACATCATGATTTAAAGAGCATGGATAGTAATCTTAAACCTACACGAGCGTTCCTCAAAATATTTATTTAAATATGGTGCCTGTTGGTCACCAATAGTATAAAGTGGTTTCCTCGTTAATAAGTGCAAACGGGGAAGACTAAAATCACTTGGACAATCATGTTTTAAAATTCCGTCTGTGCATGCGGAAAATAAATGCACATCAACTTGTTGTAATAATG